GAGACGCTGCATACGCCGTCCACGATGACGTTGTACGCAGTGGGGTTCAGGCAAGTACCGATGAGTACTACAGCCTTATCGACAAGAGAATGCGAGAAGAGTTCCCTCATAAATTTCAGGATGAGGCGCAGGACACGCCAAGTCCAGCCCGAAAGGGTAACGCAACCACAGTGGTTACGCCGGGTGGCAACGAAAGTGGCCGTTCGAAAAAAGTCCGACTCACACCTTCACAGGTGGCCGTAGCAAAACGCTTGGGTGTTTCTCTTGAGGCATACGCAAAGCAGTTTGTTGCGCTCGAAAATTAGGAGGCATTCATATGTCTGAATCAGCAAAAGCTACTCGTACTCCTCGTTCTGTAGAGAAGCGTGAACAGGAGTTACGCCCCCAAACTTGGTCTCCACCCAACATGCTACCCGACCCATATCCGAAGGAAGGATTTACCTTCAAGTGGGTTCGCATTTCAACGCAAGGGCAGGATGACCCGATGAACTACTCAAAGAAACTTCGTGAAGGATGGGAAGCCGTCCCAATCGAAGAGGCACCTGAGATGGAACATCTTGTCCTAGACCCTCACCCTCGCTTTGAAGGCAAGGTTGAGGTCGGAGGTCTGCTTCTCTGCCGGATGCCCGACGACTTAGCAAGTCAACGCAACGAATATTATCAGCAACAGTCTGAAGAGGCGATGCGCTCCGTTGATAACACGCTAATGCGGGAATCCAACCCACGAATGCCCATCAGTTCCCCACAGCGGAACTCAAGGGTTTCTTTTGGTAGAGGCTCCTAATTGGCTAATTAGGGGTCAAACTTAGGAGGACTTAATGTCTGCTACATCAGCCCCTCGCGGTCTGAAGCCGATTGGTCTTCTTGGGGGTATGCCGTTTGCTGGCTCGACTAGACAATTTCTAATCAAATCGGGTTATAGCACGGCTATCTTCAATGGAGATGTAGTCGGTCTCGCTGATACCGCAAACTCCACAGACGATGGTTTTCTCGTCCGTGAAGCAGCTGCAAGTGAAGTCAATCCAATCGGTGTGTTCCTCGGTGTTTCATACACTGACCCGGCAACAGGCCAGTTGACTTTTAAGCAATACTATCCCGGCGGCATCGCAGCTTCTGATATTAAAGCTGTTGTTTCTGTCAATCCATTCACTCTGTACGAAGTCCAAGCTGACGACGCAATTGCACAAACGCAATTGGGCATGACGGCTGACCTTGTTCAAACCGCTGCTGGAAATACCATCACTGGTAATTCCGGTCTCCAGCTTGACGCATCTACTGCGTCTGTTGGTGGCGAGTTGTTCAAGATTATCGACTTTGTGGAACGTGTTGGTTCAACAATCGGTGACGCCAAAACTGACGTTGTCGTGATGATGAACCAGACTGAACACGCGTTCCTCGCAGACGTGATTACATAAGGGAGTTGTAAAATGGCTATCGCACGCGCGCAGCTTATGAAAGAACTCCTGCCGGGTCTGAACGCATTGTTCGGTATGGAGTATGCACGTTACCCAGAAGAGTGGCGTGCTTGTTACGAGGTCGAGAACTCAGAGCGTAGCTTTGAAGAAGAGACCAAATTGAGTGGCTTTGGAGCCGCTCCCGTCAAGGATGAAGGCGGAGCCATCACCTATGACGACGCACAAGAGGCATATACCGCACGGTATACGCACGAAACTATAGCCCTTGGCTTCTCAATAACTGAGGAAGCGACCGAAGATAATTTATATGACTCTCTTTCGGCTCGCTATACCAAGGCGCTTGCTCGCGGTTTCCAGCATACTAAGGAAGTCAAGGGCGCAGCACTCTTCAATGAGGGCTTTACCGGTCAAACCGGTGGCGACGGTGTGTCGCTGTTCAACACCTCTCACCCTCTGGTGAACGGTGGAACGAACGGTAACCGCCCGTCTGTTGCTGTTGACCTTAACGAAACCTCCCTTGAGGCTGGCATCATCGCCATCGGCAAGTGGACTGACGAGCGTGGTCTCAAGATTGCCGCCCGTCCGACCCGACTGGTTATTCCTAGTGACCTCCAGTTCGTAGCCGAGCGCCTGATGAAGTCAGAACTCTCCACCATAGCTGGCGGGACTGGTGATGGTACGTTCGCAAAGAACGATATCAATGCAATCAATTCCATGTCAGCCGTACCGGGCGGTGTGATGGTCAATCACTACCTGACGGATGTGGATGCATGGTTCCTCGGCACGGATATCCCGAACGGCTTCAAGCATTTCGTGCGGGTTCCAATGGCGACCTCCATGGAAGGTGACTTCGAAACTGGCAACGTCCGTTACAAGGGCCGTGAGCGTTACAGCTTCGGCTACTCGGACCCGCTGGCCTATTACGGCTCACCGGGTGCCTAACTCTAGTGGGGCGGGGCAACCCGCCCCCTTTTTCTTGTAGGAGGACTTTATGTCAGACATTACTGCAACCACGGTGACTGCCGACGGAGTAGCCGTAAACCACCCTGCACGGGTCAAAAGCATCTATTACGTCCGTGGCTCTAATGCAGGTTCAATCGTCCTGAAGGACGGTGGGTCAAGTGGCACTACGTTGCTTACTCTGACAACGCCGGGTGCAGGTAGCGGTGTCGACGCTGCCAACACTATGTCCATTCCTGCGGACGGTATTCGCTTTCCAACAAATGTATTTGTAGATGTAACCAACGTGACTTCTGTCACGCTGTTCCATGCCTAGAAAAAAAGAAAAGCCGATTAAGACTTCGGTCAAGTCGGGTAACTTTAGAAAGACCAAGGCTGGCGCAGGAATGACCGCCAAGGGTGTGGCTGCGTATAGGCGCGCCAACCCCGGCAGTAAACTTAAAACAGCAGTAACAGGAAATCCTGCGAAAGGCAGCAAAGATGCGAAAAGACGCAAGTCGTTCTGCGCACGAAGTGCTGGGCAGATGAAGAAGTTTCCCAAAGCTGCAAAGAACCCCAACAGTCGCCTTCGTCAGGCGCGTAAGAGATGGAAATGCTGACATGGCAGAGGCTGTAGAAGTAACGCTCGCGCGTTTAGAAGAACGTATCAAAACCATGTCGGATGAGGTGCGTCACGTTCACGAAGAGGTATCCGAACTAAAGGCCCAAGCAAACCGCTGGAAGGGCGCATTCTGGGTGATGCTTGCCGTGGGCGGTATCTTCGGGAGTGTTGCACACTTAATTGTAGGATGGATAAAATGAGTGAAAAAAATCGGCGGCGTTTCAGCGGTGTCAGGGATATGAGGACGCCAACAAAAACGAGACCAACACCCCCGCCAACAAGGCCGTCAAAAACCACACCAACACCAAAGCCAACCGAACGCCAGCGCAAGGAATATAGCAATCGCGCTGACACCTTCATCGGCAATGTTGACCAAGTCATGAACCCCGGAAAGATTTATCGCGACCCCGGCAAGGGACCAAGCGTTGGCCGTGACCGTGTCATCCCCGCAGCAAGTGAGGTCGCTCTTGGCTTTAAGCGTTTTGTTGAGAACAAGATGGACGCTGGCAAGATGAAGGACGGTGGCCCGACCAAGCGCAAGAAAAGCATTGACGGGATTGCACAACGCGGAAAAACGAGGGCGAAATAATGGCAATCGCAAGGGCGCAGATGGAAAAACAAATAACTAACCCGCCGAAGTCAAAGAAGAAAAATAAAATCACCTACATGAAGAATGGTGGTCAGTGCAAAGGCATGGGCGCGGCGACAAGGGGCGGCAACTTTACCGTCAGGTAATGGAACACGTCTTCTTGTTGCTGATATATCTAGGCACACAGGATTTACGCAAACTCGTTAGCGGCGATATGTATTTCCGCAGCGCAACAGAGTGCAATTTTTTCGCAAAAGAAATGTCTAAGCGGTTCGGGAACTACGAGTTTAGTTACCTGATGGACAGTCGTGACCGGGTCACCGCTTACTGCGTACCAAAGTTTGTCGAAGAGGGGTCTGTTAAAGTTTACTAGGTGGGAGCAAGTAGTTGAAATGATTGACCCTATTTCTGCATTTAGCATGGTCTCTGCGGCCACTGGGGCCATTTCCAGCGCCATCAAGGCGGGTAAGGATTTGTCCTCTTTAAGCGGCCCGATTTCACGCTATGCCAAGGCAGAGGCTGAACTCCAGTTCGCCGCAACGAGGAAGAAGAACAGCATCTTTTCCAAAATGTCCGGTGCCGAACAGGCTGGGATAGACGAGTTTTTCAGGAAAGAGGAACTCGACAACATGCGGAAAGAACTCCGAAGCCTGTTCAACATATACGGCAAACATGGCCAGTGGGAGCGCCTTCAGGCTGAGATAGCCAGACAGCGTGCCTTGCAAAAGCAAGAGTTGGAACGCCGCGCCAAGGTCAGAGACCAGATAATTCTGTGGACCGCCATTCCCACAATCCTCTTGGGTGGTGGTGCGCTACTGTACTTCTTTGTCATGTATTTAAAAGGACTGTAATGAAA